CGCACCTTTGAGTTCGCACCCGGGGTAGTGTTCGACAACCTGCAGCCTGGCGAGGAAGTCGGCACCCTGCAAAGCAACCGCCCGTCGCAACTTCTGATGCCGTACCGTGACGCGATGATGAAGGCGGTAGCCTCCGGGACCATGGCCGGCTATTCGACCACATCCAAGAACTATGATGGCACCTACTCCGCACAGCGCCAGGAGCTGGTTGAGCAGTGGGTCAGTTACGCCGTATTGTCCGACGATTTCATCAGCGGGTTTGTTGCCCCGGTGGTTCGCCGGTTTATCCGGCTGGCGGTGATGGCTGGCGTTGTGAAGCTCCCGGCGGATATCGACCGCGACACGCTTTTCGATGTGGACTATCTGACCCCGGCAATGCCCTGGATTGATCCGGCCAAAGAGGCCAAGGGCCACGCCGAGAACCTGCGACTACGAATCACCAGCCCTCAGAAGATCATCCGAAGCCGGGGAGATAACCCCGATGAAGTTCTGGACCAGATTCAGCAATGGAACCAGAACCTCAAAGATCGAAAGATCACCGTTGAACCAGAGCCGGCCAATGAGCCGGCTTTTTCGTCTCAGGAGGACGCGTAATGCCGAAGAGCTGGTTTTCAATTAACGCGAAGGCTGAGCGCCCAATCCTTGAGCTCTACGGGATTGTTGGTGACTACGGCATCTCGCCAGAGTTTCTATCTGCAGAGCTTGATGCTTTGGGAGATATTCAGGAACTCGACGTTTACATCCACACGAAGGGCGGCAGCGTTCTCGATGGGTACGCAGTTTTCAACATTCTGAAGCGTCACCCAGCGCGAATTACTACTTACAACAATGGTATTGCCGCTTCGATGGGTTCATACCTGTTCATGCTCGGAGAGCGCCGAGTAATGGCGAACAACTCCTGGCTGATGGTTCATGGTCCCAAAGGCGGGACTCTGGACTCTCCAGAGGGTCTGCACAAGTACGCAGATTTTATGGCTCAGGTCAGAGAGGAAATGATTGAGACCTACTTTTTGCGTTCAAACCTGAGCCGTGAAGAAGTAGCTGCGATGCTTGCCCCGGGCGAAGACACATGGATTAACGCGCAATCTGCAGTAGAGGACGGTTTCGCTACTGAGATTGAGGGCGAAGCCGACTTCGCAATGGCAGCCTCAATGGATTCCGCATTGCCCGAGTCTGCCCCGCAAGAACTTAAAACCGCTCTTTCGAAAGCCGCATTAACGCCGTCAGCGGTTGCTGACAAAACTGAAGCAAAGCATGAAGAGGAAACCACCATGCCTGAAGCAAAGCAAGCAACCGATCAGCCGGTTGACGAGAAAAAAATCCAGGCGCAAGCCATCGCTGACTACAAAGCAGCCCAGGCCAAGCGCGTGGACAGCATCAAGGCCGCCTTCGACGGCTTTGAAAAACACATCGAACTGCGCAACCAGTGTATCGAGAGCCCGGAGTGTTCCGTGGAAGATGCTCGCGCCAAACTTCTGGAAGCCCTGGGTAAAGACCAGAAGCCTTCCGGTTCTGTGTACGTAGGCGACGAGGGCAACCAGGCCAAGATCAACGCCATGGCCGATGTTGTAGCCATGCGCGCCGGCCTCAAGGCCAACGACGAAGTGGGCGAAAACCCGTTCCGCGGCAAGACCCTGCTGGGCATGGCCGAGGCTTGCCTGGAAGCCCGCGGCAAGTCTGTTGCCGGCATGGGCAAAATGGAAATTGTGGCGGCTGCCTTTACCCACAGCTCCGGCGACTTTGGCAAGCTCCTGAGCAACACCGCCGGCAAGTCCATGCTCAAGGGCTACAGCGAAGCAGAGGAAGTGTTCACGCAGTTCACCTCCGTGGGCAATCTGCCGGACTTCAAGGCCAGCGAGCGTGTTGACCTGAACGAAGTGCCGAGCCTGCGCAAAGTGCGTGAGGGCGCCGAGTACAAATACGTGACCATTGGTGAGCGCGGTGAAAGCGTCCAGCTGGCCACCTACGGTGAGCTGTTCAGCATCACCCGCCAGGCCATTATCAACGATGATCTGAGCGCCTTCACCCGCATCCCGCAGAAGATGGGCCGCGCTGCCCGGCGCACGGTTGCGGATCTGGTGTTCGAGCAGCTGACCAGCAACCCGACCATGAGCGATGGCCAGGTCCTGTTCCACGCCGACCACAAGAACCTTAAGGCAGGTTCCGGTCTGACCGTGAGCACCTTCGATGCGCTCAAGTCCGCGATGGCGGTTCAGAAGAATGGCGGCGCCACTCTGAACATTCGCCCGCGCTTCCTGCTGGTGCCGGTGGCTCTTGAGTCTGCCGCCCGGGCCTTGATGGCCAGCCAGTTCGACCCGTCCAAAACCCAGCGCGTACCCAACCCGGTGGCAGGCATGGCTGAGGTGATCACCGACGCCCGCCTGGACGATGTTTCCACCTCGCACTGGTACTTGCTGGCGGACCCGATGATGTACGACACCATCGAAGTCCAGTACCTGGACGGCAACCCGAATCCGGTTCTGGAGCAGCAGGACGGCTGGAACGTGGATGGCGTGGAGTTCAAGGTTCGTATGGATGCCGGTGCCAAGGCGCTGGACTTCCGCACCATGGGCAAAAACGCCGGTTAACACTCACCCGGGGCCGAAAGGCCCCACTGATTTTCAAGCTTTTCAGGAGAACTGAATCATGGCTAAGAACTACGTTCAGGCGGGTGAGGTTGTTGACTTCACCAACGGCACCGGAAGCGATATTGCATCCGGCGATGTTGTACCAATGGGCTCGCTGATCGGCGTTGCCATCACTGACATTCCCGATGGCGAAACCGGTGCGGTAGGCGTTGAAGGTGTTTGGGAGATGCCGAAGGTTTCAGCCGCTGTTATTGCTGCCGGCGAGACCGTCAACTGGGACGCTTCCGCAGGCGAGTTCGATGACAACGCTGCCACCCCGGCGACCGGAGACTTGACCGGTGGCTGTGTGGCTGTTGCGGCTGCCGGCAACGGTGACACCAGCGTTATGGTGAAAATCAACGTTGGCCCCAGTACCGTCAACTGATGAGGCGGGGGCTCCGGCCCCCGAACTCCTATGAGCCATTTTGACGAACTACTGCAAGACACCACGCCGGGCTTTTTCGAGGTAACAGGCGATCCGTGCACGTACACGGACAATGCCTCGAACACCTATGCGACCCGCGTGACGATCGAGAAGAACGTCGAGCAGTACAGCGCCTATGAAACCACGATGCCGGTTCGCCGAAATGTGGCGAATCTGCCAAAGGCTGATATTCCTGAGCCAAAGCGGGGCCACACGATTCAGGTGGGTTCCGAAACCTACACCGTGGACCAGCTGGCCGATGATGACGGTGAAATTGTGAGAGTGCTGCTGCAATGAATGTTCAGATCGACAAGGCCAGCCTCAGCAATGTCCGGTTTGTGCTGCGCGGCATTCAGGATGAAGCCCCCAAGATTTTGAGCCGGGCTCTCAACGCCACGGCGAAGAAGGCCCGAACTGAGGGCAGCAAGGCGATCCGGAAAGAGGTGAACCTGAAGGCCTCTTATGTAAACAGCCGGCTCACGATCCGGAAGGCCACGTTCCGCAACTTGCAGTCCAAAGTGATCACGCCAAGCCGCGGGCTGCTGCTCAGTCGATTCTCAACCAATGCCCAGGTGAGAAACGAGAACATCAGTTGGATCAAACCGCCCCAGGTTCCCAAGCGCGGAATCAAGGTGAAGGTGAGCCCTGGCGGCGGCAGCAAGACGATTACGGGAGATTCCGAGACCAAAGGCCAACCGTTTTATATCGCCCTCAGCAATGGCCGGGCCGCGATTGCCGCCCGCCGGAAGCAGCTCGGGCCCAGGGGCGGAAAGCTGAAAGTCTTTTATGGTCCCTCTCTGTCTCAGGTGTTCAACAACGTGGTCGATGATTTGCGCGGCCCGCTGGCGGAATACCAGGAAGAGCAGGTGAGCAAACAGATTGATTCCGTGTTGAGAGGCTACTGATGGCGGATAGTATTCGTGAACAAGTCGTCCAGGCCTTCGCCACCCGGATCAATGCAGACCGGACCCTGCAGCTGGACGGCGGCGCCAACCTGCCAGCCCGAGCTGTGTGGGATACCACTGAAAGCGCTGAGCGTCTGCAGTACGGAAAGCTCAGGATGACTCTCGATTTGAATGTCGGCTTTATGGCGAAGGTTGACCGTACCGATCCCGCCGCCCCGATTAGCAAGCAAGGCAACGCCATGCTGGCAGAACTACTTGAGGATGCCCTGAACAACGATCCAACCCTTGGCGGCCTCTGCAGTCAGATTAACTATTCGGATTCGGTGATCGATTACCCCGAACCCGGGCAAGACGAAATTGCAGTGCTGGCGGTCTTTCAGATCATCTACGAAACAGACAGTGCCAGCCCTTACAGCCAGTAAACCAACAAAAGCATAATCAGGTCCGCCGAGTGCGGGCTTTTTTGTGCGTGTTTTTTCCGCAAACCGCCCGACCCGGGCATCAGCACTTGGAGAGTAACCATGGCAAACGCTGAAAACGCAAAGATCCAGTACGAGGGCGGACAAAGCCAGTCACCTATGGCTGCACTGAGCGATTCCGGTGATGCAACCACCTTTGAGTCCGGAGCTGCTCTATGGTCCCGGCGCTCAGGTTTTGAGCCGGTGATCCGTCCAGATGGGCTTATCACCGGTGGAACTATCACGCCAGCCGCTTCGGGCACCGACAATGCCGTGGATGTTTCGGCAGGCACCGCTTATGTCGGCGGTCAGCTCGTCGCCTTTTCCGCCGCAACAGATGTCACTTGTACCCGCGCCACTTCAAGCAACACGCACCTGATCAGCTCCATCACCGTTGATGGATCAGGAGCGGTTGCTGCCGCTGCTGGAACTGGCGGCACCTCATTCAGTGAGACTCGAGGCGATGCGGGAGCCCCGGCATTGATCGCCGCCACCAAAATCGAGATTGGCCAGGTTCGGCTGCAGGGCACCACTGCCGCACCTGTGACCGAGGCAAACATCTTCCAGGTAGTTGGCGTGCACCAGGAGCGCTATGACTTCCCGATCTATGAGGTGGACTACCGCAACGGCAACGTGGTTTTCAACTCTGCCCTGCAGAAGATCCACACAGGTAACACGCCCAAGAAAGTCTATGCCAGCTTTGCTGAGCCGATTTTCGCTGACGTTCCAAAAGGTTCTGATTTTGTGCCCTCAGAGACTTCGCACTCTGTTAGCTCTACTCAGATTTACGGAACTACCCTGGGCTCCACCAGTTCAACCCTGAATCAGTCTACCTTCACCGCCTATCTGAACGACGGCATCAGTGACGGTCTGGTGAAGCTGAAGAACGAAATCCTTTGGTTCAAGTTCTTCCCGAACAAGTTTCAGCCCGGCTACATCCTTGAGCAGGGCAAGTTCGGCATCAGTCGTACCTTCCCGGCTGGTGATGAGATCCAGGCCTCCTGCACGATCTCTCCTGAATCCGCCGGCGTAGAGGTGACAGCGTAATGGCCTTCGACCTGAAGGCCTTCCAGAAAACTCAGTTCGTCCCGCGTGAAACGGAGATCACGCTGGACGGACTGGCTGAAGCTGGATTCGGCGATGGCATTGTGAAGGTTCGAGGCCTCACCGCCCGGGAATTGGCGGAAGCGGAGGAATCCGCATCCAAGGGGAAGTTGCTTACTGATCTGGTCGAGCGCCTTGCTGGATCCGGAAAGGACAAAGTGGCCGCCCTCATGGATGGCATCGGCTTTCACCAGGACGTTCCCGCGGCTTTATCAAAACGACTTGAGCATGTTCGTCTTGCAACGGTAGAGCCCGAACTGGAGCTGGCGGACGTGGTGAAGCTTGCCGAGGTGTTCCCGGTAGAGTTCAGCATCATGGCTAACAAGATCATGGAGCTGACCGGGAAGGGGCAGCAGGCCCAGGTAAAGCGCAAGCCCTCTGGAGGCAAAGCCACATCCAAGCAAGCCTAGCCTTGGCGCATCAAAAGAGCCGGTATCTATTCGAGACCCGGCCCGATGTGTTTCCAGAGGGCTATCTAACCGAGTGTGAAATGAGCCTGTGGGCCATGTGGTACAAGCAGCTCTGACATTCAGTAATCGGTGATTCCCGCTTTCTGGACGTACAGGCGGATGCCCTGGATGGATACTACCCAATGCCCTCCGATCATCCCGGGCCACTCGTGAATCGTAACTTTGAGCCCGCCCTTCAAGCTTACACAGCGGTTCCCATCCAGGTAGGCCTGAATGCTGGCGGTGTCATTGGCCGCCGAGAAATCGAACATATCGTTCAACCACTGCTCGGAAAGGCAGGCGATCTTCCCCTGAACGGTTTCTGCTGCGTTCGCCGAAACGGCGATTAACAGCAGGGCCGCGGCAACAAGCTTTCTCATTATTCGCTCCCTGAAGGTCAAATATTGTGGCTGACAAGCAAAAGACTATAGAAATAATCTTTGGCGGTGTCGATAAAACGGGCGGGGCTATCGGCTCAGTTGGCCGCGGCTTGGACAGTCTCACCGACAAAACAGGTAACGTTACCGGCTTTCTCGCTGGAGTAACTGACAGCATCGTGAAGCTGGATCTTGCGCTGGCTGCCGCTGGTGTGGGTATCACCGCTTTCGCCGTGAAGCTGTCGGACGACTTTGATACCGCTTTCGCCGAGATCGCGACCATCATCGGCCAGCCTGCTGACAACCTCCGGGATTTTCAGGATCAGATTCTGCGGTATTCGGAGACTTCCAGCGCATCGTTGCAGGAAATCACCAACGCTACCTATGGCGCCATCTCTGCCGGTGTTGATTACCAGAACTCGCTGGAGTTGATTGCAGCTGCTGAACAGTTGGCGATTGCTGGTAAGGCCGATCTGGGCGACACCACTACCGCCCTCGTGAGTGTAATGAACGCCTTTGGCGCCTCAGCAGATGAGGCGGGGGCGTATGCGGATACGTTTTTCACTGCCGTTCAGCTGGGCCAAACCACCATTCCAGAGTTGGCATCTACCATCGGACGGTTGGCACCAGTGGCCGCCGCCGCCGGTTTGTCGTTCGATGAAATGGCAGCGGCCATTGCCACCATTACTGCAGAGACCGGTACCGGAACTGCCGAGGCTATCACCGGCATTCGGGCCGCCATCACGGCGTTGCTGAAACCAACCAAGGAAGCGCAGGACGTTGCTGCCGATCTGGGCATTGAGTTCAACGCCGCAGCCCTTGAAAGCAAGGGATTCTCCGGTGTACTGCAGGAGGTGGCAGAGGCTACAGGCGGCAACACCGAGACCATTGCCAAACTGTTCGGCTCTGTTGAGGCGCTGGCCCCGGCGCTGGCCCTTACTGGTAACGCCGCGGATAAGTTCGGCGAGAACCTGAAAGCGTTTGAGACCAACGCCGGTGCTGCCGGAACCGCAGCCGGTGAGTTGAGTGCTGACCTGGGCCGGATTGTTCAGACTCTGCAGAACAACCTGAACTCGGCGCTGATTGCCTACGGCTCCAACCTAACCGACGAAACCCAGAGTATCGTCAAATCCATCTCCAGCATCTTCAACAGCCTGGGCTCCGAGATCCGTCTGGATGATGGTGTGTTCGCCCCGATCCTGAACGGGCTGGAAGGGCTGGCTCAGGATATCGACCAGAAGCTGAAGACCATCGCCGCCAACTTCCCGGAGGCTCTGGCGGGGCTGGATCTCTCCAGTCTGCTGGATTCGTTCGGTGATCTTGGCGATGAGCTGGATGACCTGTTTGTTGGCCTGTTCGGCAACGTGGATTTGTCCACGGTCGAAGGCCTGCAGTCTGCCATGCAGCGGGTGGTGGATGCGTTCACCGCGCTGGTTCAGATTTCTGCTGGTATCGCGGACGGGCTTGAACCTTTGTTCCAGGCCATCGGCACCGGTATTGAGCAATTCGAATCCCTGGACGACACCACAAAACGCAGCGTTGGTGAGTTGCTGGGGCTGGGTAAAGCTATTGATGCCGTGCTTCCGGCCATTGGCGGATTGGCTGGCGGGCTGGAATCCATCGGTACCGGGCTCACTGCTTTGGCTGGGGCTCAGGGCTTCAAGGCGCTGATCGGAAACCTGGATAGCGTGAAGAGCATCGCTGCCGGGGCAGGGCGTTTCGGGCTGGTCGGCCTGGCGCTGGCTGGCGGTTATGGCATTGGCACGCTGATCAACGATTACATCATTGACCCGCTTGAGGAAGAATTCGGCGGATCCATCGGCAGCTGGCTGTATGACTTGCTGAATGCCGATGAACTGGCGGCGCTGGAAGCGGAGTTCAGCGGCGTTGGTAACCAGGTGGCCGCCACGGCCCGGGAGACTGCCGCCCTTAAAGACCTGAATGATAGGCTGGCGGATTCCCTGGACAACACCAAAGACGCCGCCGAACTCGACATTGAAGCCCTGAACAAGCGCGCTGCCGAGCTGGTGAAGAACGCCGGCGAACAGCAGAAGCTGAATGAATCCCTCAGCGGGTTCTCCGGCAATCAGCGCAAGGCCACCACCGCCATTGAGGAACTGGCCGATGCCGTGTCTGAATCTGGCGGCGCCCTGGGTAAAGTCTCCAAAACCACCAAGGAGCTCTCCGACAACAACCGCTCTCTGCAGCTGGGCTACGACGAAACCACCGGCAAGATCAATTCGTTCTCCGGCGGCATCGTCAAATCCGGGAAGGCGGTGGAGGACACCGCCAAGAAAACCGAGGAACTGGTTAAGCAGTCCGAGGCATACCAGATCAAGTTGCTGGAAATCGGCCGGGATGAGCGGATTGCCAACATCGAGGCCAAGGTTTCCCTGGACATTGCCGAGGTAGAAGCCAACGCCCGCAAGGTGGAAGCCATAGCCAACACCATCGGCAAGACCTTCGAGAACACCGGCACGGTGATTACCGACCTGTTCGGCACTTTCACGAACGCTTCCAAGTATGACCAGTTGGAAATCTCCGCGCAGATTCGCAAGGAAAACGAACGCCGGCAGCAAGCTCTCGATGACCAGAGCAAGTTGACGGAAGCGCAGGTAAACCTGATTCGCGAGAAAACGAGGGCGCTTGAGCGCGGAGACGCCATGCTCAAAGTCAATGCGCCGGGGCTGGAGCCGCACCTGGAAGCGATCTGGTATCAGATCCTTGGCAATTTGCAGGTGAAGGTGAACGCCGAAGGCGAGGAAATGCTGCTGGGGCTTAAATCATGATCAGCATCACCGCACCCGTATTTGATATCGACGGCCTGATCATCGTTGAGCAGCCAGACGTAGACGGACTCTCCACCATTACCCGACGAAGCTCTCGTATCGCCACGCTTGATGGCCGCGCAGCTTTCAATGATTTCGGCTACTCCGACGCAGACCGGATTCTGACTATTGCCTGGCGCCCGAAAAGCCAAGCAGAAACTGACAACATCATTCGCATGATTAAAACCTACAGCCGGTTAATTGTGGCGTCCCGAGAGGGCTGCTTTATCGGCGCTCCCGATGATTTCCGCACTGATGACAACACCGTTCAATTCAAGCTCCTTGTCGAGAGGCGACTAGACCTATGAAATTCACAACCGCGCTGAGATCTACTATCGCCCAGGCCATCGTGGACGCTATGGCCAACGGCACAACCAGCACCCCGATGATTGAGATCTATGATGGCACGATGCCGGGCAGCATGGGGGGCTCGATCACTGACAACCTGCTGGCCGAGCTGGCAATGACCAACGCGGCCGCCACTCAGGCCGGGGGCGTGGTAACCCTGGATACGATTACCAATGACTCGTCGGCTAATGCGTCTGGCACGGCGGGTTGGGCTCGGATTTTGGATCGTGACGGAGCCGAGGTCATTTATCTCACGGTTTCCGGATCTGGTGGCGGAGGAGATCTTGAGCTCAACACGGTATCGATCACCTCCGGATCTCCTGTGGCAATCACTAGCGGCACAATCACTGTGGGTGGTTCCTGATATGGCTTTATGGGATATCGACATTTCTGTAACTCTACCTGCCTCGGCATCTGAGGTAATGGTGACCGCTTTGGGCAGCGCTGGCGGCTCTCAGTCGATACCGTCAAATTTCGGCGGCTTACTTCCCAACCTGACCTATGATGACGCCAACGGATCAACGTTCATCTTGATTTTTGAGTTGCTTGACTCTTCAAAGAATCCTATAGGCGCTCAGCCTATAGCGCACGGGCCTTATGTCGCCTCTGATGTTGGCACCCCTTCGGGAGGCAATTGATGCCCTACACTCCGCCGCCACCATCATCTATCGACCTCAGCGGCGCGCAAACGGGCTACACGCCGCCAAGCGTGTCCAACATCGATTTATCTGGCGGCGGCTCTCCGCCCGGCAGCGCGACCGGCAATATTGATGCCTTCCTGGGGTTCTCGGCGCAGTTCGCCGGGTATATGCAGCCAGTCGGCAGCATTGACGCAACGCTCGGCTTCGATGCGTCATTCGTGGGTGGAGAGGGCGTCTTCGGTGGCATCAATTCAGAGATAGGTTTCACCGCGAGCTTTGCCGGCCAGACAGCGGACACTTTCGGGGCGATTAACGCAAATCTGGCCTTTACGTTTTCTGGGCGTGGGTATCAGGACTGGGCCGCGAATCTGCCAGCCGCATTGCTGCAGACCTTCTACACGTTGACGATCACCGGCAGCCCGGATTTGGTCGTGCCGATCAGCAGTTGGCAAGCGACGCTCAGGGCGGGCACCGGGTCCGACTACTTGCAGGCAGTTATCCCTGCGGCGAGCAGTCTGGCCCAGGCCATTGCTGATCGAGCTGGCGGGCGCCTGGTGATCAGCAAGGGGTACCGGTTTGATGATGGGTCCGAGCGATCTGAGCCGATTGTCGAGGCTGAGTTTTCGCAGCTTCGCTCAGACCGTGGGCCAAGAAACTACACCGTGACAGTTTCGGGGTTTTTGCCGGCCTCCGCAGCCCAGCAGTCGGAAAGAGTGTTGCGTGAGGTGCGCACACTGAGCTTTTCCAGCAGTCAGTATCGTGCAAGGGGCGCGATTGATCTATTCCTACGGCCCGGCATGACCGTAACCGCTGATGACGTGTCTTTCGAGGTCGAGTTTATCAATTTCTACGCCAATGAGTTTGACCAGTTTTGCGAGGTAGGTGGGCGGTAATGTCAAAGGGCGAGGTTCTGGACAGCCTTGGTGAAGGCCGGTATCGAGTAAAGCTGCTTTACGCAACGGAAAAGATTGAAGCCGAGATCCAGAGCATCACCACCCGTTTGGCGGAGTTGGCGGTAGCGTTACCCCAGGCCAAGCTGGAGGTTCTGGATGCCATTCAGGCGGCTCGTGATGTTCAGCGCGATATTGATCTATTGATCCCGCAGTACCGGGCCAACCGAGAGGAGGTTGCCCCTCAGATTCGCGGCCTGCAGGTGACTTTTGCGCAGATGCAGTCAGTGGTTGCCCGGAAAACCTACGCCCGGGACGCCCTGATCCTGGAGAAGTTGCAGCTTGAAAAGCGCCGAAATCTGCTCAACAAAGCCCCCACTGAAGAAGTTAAAGAGGAGTGGTGTGCTGACTTCACGGAAGAGCTTTCCGGCGTGGTTGGCATCGTGGACGTTAATGACGAGCCGGGGCAGGGC